ATACCGCAGGACTGCCGGAAATACTAGAGCGTAATGAAAAAGCCTGAAAATTTCATGTTTTCAGGCTATGGTCGTGCTTCGTTTGTTGCGTGGTTAGAATTTATACCCGGGAACTACGGATTAATCCACATGAAGGACACGGTCAGCGATTTCTGCTGTCCTGCCCTGATTGAAGAAGTTGGTCCCCAGGTACCCGCAGACGCGACGACAGACGTTCATCCGCTTCTCGTCCCGATTGCCGCAGTTTGGGCATTCCCAGACGAGCTTGCCGTCATCCTCCACGATGCGGATTTCCCCGTCATAACCACATACCTGGCAGTAGTCGGATTTCGTGTTCAACTCGGCATACATGATGTTGTCGTAGATGAACCGCATGATCGCCAGCACAGCGGGGATGTTGTTCTGCATGTTGGGGACTTCCACATAACTGATCGCGCCGCCGGGAGAAAGCGCCTGGAACTCTGCCTCGAACCCCAGCTTTGAAAAAGCGTCAATTGGCTCCGTCACATGAACATGATAGGAATTCGTGATATAGTTCTTATCCGTCACATGCGGAATGATCCCGAACCGGCGCTGCAGGCACTTAGCAAACTTGTACGTGCTGGACTCCATTGGCGTGCCATAGAGGCTATAGGAAATATTCTCCGCCTCCCGCCACTGCGCCGTCTTCTTGTTCAGGAACTTCATGACTTCGATGCCGAAGTCGTGCCCGGCAGGCTCGGTGTGACTGACGCCTTTCATCCGGTAGACACACTCACAAAGTCCAGCGTACCCGAGAGAGATCGTGCTGTAATTGTCGTACAGGAGCTTATCGATTTTCTCGCCTTTCTTCAGGCGACTGATCGCGCCGTGCTGCCAGAGGATCGGAGCGACATCCGAAGGCGTCCCCAGCAGTGTCTCATGCCGAATACGCAATGCCTTATGGCACAGCTCCGTCCTTTCTTCCATGAGCTGCCAGAACTTTTCTTCGTCGCCTTCCGCGCTGCAGGCCACATCCACCAGATTGATTGTCACCACTCCCTGATTGAAGCGTCCATAGTATTTGTGGCTGCTGTCCGGGTTCAGGCCTACCGTGTCCGGCGTCAAAAACGCCCGGCAGCCCATGCAGGTGTAAACATCTCCGTTCTTCAGCTGCTTCATGATCTTGGCGCTTATATAATCCGGCACCATGCGCTTTGCCGTACACTTGGCGGCAAGCTCAGTGAGGTGCCAGTACGGCGCGTCCTCGCTCATGTTGTCCTCGTCCAGGACATAGATGAGCTTCGGAAACGCGGGGGAAACCCAGACACCAACTTCGTTCTTGATCCCTTCGTACCGCTGTTTCAGCGTTTCGGAAATGATCAAGGCAAGATCATCGCGTATCTGTCCAGGCTCCACTTCACCCAAATACATAAACACAGAGACGAAAGGCGTCTGTCCGTTGGTGGTAAGGAGCGTCTGAATCTGATACTGGATGGTCTGGATGCCTCGCTGCACTTCCTTGCGCACGCGCATCTCCGCCATGCGATCGATCTCGTCCTCGGTGTAATTTCGGCTGATAGCTGTAAGCTCTTCTTTTATCTCGTTCTTATACTTCTGCCGGGACACATCCACAAAGGGGGCGAGATGCGCCAGGCTGATGGTCTGCCCGCCGTAGGTGTTGGATGCGACCTGGGCGATGATCTGGGTGGCGATATTGCATGCTGTAGAGAAGCTGTGCGGCTTTTCGATCAGGGTATCCGTGATAACCGTGCCGTTCTGAAGCATGTCCTCCAGGTTGACCAGTTCACAATTGGAGATTGGCCCGGACACATATCCCATGTCGTGAATGTGGATAATGCCCTCGTCATGAGCTTTGACCACATCCTCCGGAAAGATGTATCTGCGGCAGATATCCTCGGAAACCTCGGACGCCAGGTAATCCCGCATCGTGCTGTTGATGATGGGATCCTTATTGGCGTTTTCCTGTTTGGCTAGCTCATTGTCGTGCCGAAGCAGGGAAAGGATTCTGGCGTCGGTACTGTTCTGTTTACGCAAAAGTTCATGCCGCAGCCGATAGTCGCTATAGTGCCTAGCCAGCTTGTGCGCCTCGGCCTGATCCAGTTCATCGATCACCATGTCCTGGATCTCTTCGACACTCACACTCCGGCCCAGCTCCTCGCAGCGCCGCTTAATCCGACCAACGATATAATCCTTCTGCGTATCACTGATCCGGTCCTCGTCCGCCACCTCATCGTTGGCGGCTTCGATAGCCCGGTATATCTTTCGGTAGTCATAGGGGACCTCTCGTCCGTCCCTCTTGATGATTTTCACCTGTAATCCTCCTCTGCTCCTGTCTGCTGATTTTTTCTCTTCTCTTTATGACTTCATCAAGCAGTTCATTGGCTGAACATCCCAGATAATCGATAACCTGCATGTTGATGAGATAATAGAGCCTCTTTGCCTGGTCCTCCTTGATATAAATCGAGAAAGCATCGTCATAACAGGCCTTTCCATTTTTTACTACAAAGAAATCTATCGCATCATTGGCGTGATAACCGTACCATTCGTCGTATTTGATGGTTACATAAAAATCATACAGTCTCCCCGGATCTTCGTCTTCGTCAGCAAGATCCAGGATAAGACCTACAGCGCCCCATACATTAGCCTTTACAACTTCTTTTGCAGCTTCAATAAGAGAATCTGTCGGTTTCAACTTGAACTGGACACCATCTTCGTAGTATTCCAAAGAAGTCCATCGATCAGGGTCAATCTCGATCATATCCTTGAGGTCATATTTCAGATCGTATCTGTCTGGCTCACTCATTTCTGTCTCAGCTTCATCCAGCAGTTCCAGACACGTTTTCTCCAGATATTTCTGGCACTGGGCATCCAGGCACTTGAACATAGCGTCCTGCTCTTCCTCTGTCAGGTCGATGCTATATCTCTCTTCGTTATCCGGGGAATCGCTGTTTACCACAACGAATTCGATGCAGCTGTCCATGTGATTTTCTGCGTATCCGTTGATCCCCACATAGAAATCGTACCAGCCGTCGTTATCACAAGTATCGTCAGTGTATTCATCCATGGGGTGTATCGGCGCAAAGCCCAGATCCTTCCGGATACGATCTGCTATCTGGCTAAGGCCGTTTGTCGCCATGAGCTGGAACTCCACAGTCGGAAACCGGCAAGGATAAGACACATTGCACTGATCGCTTCCGTACAGCACGTCCGCACCAAAGTCAATGAAGATCTCGTCTTTCACAAATCCTTCGATCAGCGTCATGCCCGGTCTCCCTTCTGTTTTGCCTTCAGCTCTTCGATTTTCCGATTCAGATACCATTGGGCCTTTTCCAAGTCCTGAATCTCTGTATCCTTGCTCTTAAGCCCGGCGCGGCTGATATACTTGACCACGTTACCGAGCAGGTAATCAAACCCATGATCCAGTATGTATTCAATCACCTCGATCTTCGAGCTGGTGTAATGGCTTGGATGATTGACGGGATCATTGATCACCGCTTCCAGTTTTTCCTCCAGGTTCTGTTTCTGATCTCTGATCACCATTCTTCCTCCTCTTCCTGCTTTCGCATGCGGTAGTACTTCGTGCGGCACCTTCCAGAGCAGAAGCGCTTCTTCCGACCGCGCTGTTTCCGGTCCAGCATCTCCCCGCAAATGATGCACCGATCATTTTGCTCATACCATATGGGAAGGTTCAGTTTTACAAACTCGCCCGCTCCGGCAAGACCGTGAGTCTTGCAGTACAACTGCACCTGATTTCGATTGAGCCGCAGCTCCTTGGCGATCCGCTTGTACCCCCAGCCCTGCAGCCGGAGGGCGCGGATTAGCTCTTTCTGTTCTTGTTTCACACGCACCTCCTCCGGTCAGTCACTACCGCCTTTTTGCCCCTTTCTCTTGGAAAACCGCCCGTTCCGTCACAATTTCAGGCTGTTTCCGATGTGATTTTGTGACGAAATGCAGCCAGGCTGTGAGGCATCCACAAAAACCGCCAACTCCCTGAAAACACTGTGGAAATCAGCGGTTTTCGTGTCTCGCAGCCTGGCAGGTTTTTCAGGCGGATCATCCCGGTCAGGGGTAGGCCCCTTGCAATTTCGCGGATTTCAACGCGAGAGGGGGCGGCGGTCTCCGTGGGACTTCACCACAGAGAAGTGACCCACCCCCCAGGGGCCTCATGTATCAGAAAATGAGTTGACTTCCACTCTCTAAACCACTCCCTGCACTAAAGTGCAGGGGATTGTTTTGCGACTGAAAGTCGCCGCTCTGGCTGAAGCCAGCTGAAAGAGCTCACGCCGCTGCGTGCTGAAGGGACGTGGCTGAAGCTCAC